CCTCAAGGACCACAGGGTGATACTGGGCCACAAGGTTCTACTGGAGCCACAGGTGCTACTGGAGCAACTGGACCTACTGGACCCCAAGGCGAAAAGGGTGACAAAGGTGACAAGGGTGACACGGGTTCAACAGGAGCCACTGGAGCCACAGGTTCAACAGGTCCACAAGGTGCAACGGGACCCAAGGGCGATACGGGTGATATCGGTCCGACTGGCGCAACTGGACCGACAGGTCCCACAGGTCCGACAGGCCCTAAAGGTGATACTGGAGACCAAGGCCCAACTGGTGCGACTGGTCCAACTGGCGCTCAAGGTATTCAGGGAGAAACAGGACTAACTGGACCAACAGGACCGCAAGGCGCTACTGGCGCAACTGGAGCCACGGGTGCAACAGGCCCACAGGGTCCAACTGGTGCTACAGGCCCGACTGGGCCAACAGGGGTAATTGCTGCTACATCCCCAGTTGCTTACAACGCTGAAACCCAAACAGTTTCATTGTCAGCTACAACCATCACAGTAAACGGCACAGCAGTTGCCTTGGGTGGCACAATCACAGTCAATGCGAGGTTAGCGTAATGCCGTACTACATCACAGACAAGTCAAGTGACTGCTCAGGCTGGGCAGTTGTAAAACAAGATGGCGAAGTACTCGGTTGCCACGACAACAAGCAGTCAGCTATTGACCAGGCAGTTGCAGTTAGCCTTGCCGAAGATACAGAGTTCGGTGGCGAGAGAGCTGCCGTTGGACTTCTTGCTTCAGGTGACTGGGTGTCATGGGAGCCTAACGACTCTAAAATTCTTGCTCAGGTTGTTGTTGTTGAGGATCAGTACGCGGTTGTTCGCATCTTTGAGTATGAGTACGGAGTATTCAGTCCGACTGACAAGCTAATGGTCATAAATGTTTTTAGCATCGAGAAGATTCAAAGACCAGAGCGAGTTGCTGTTGAAGAAGAAGAATTAGATTCGGTTGAAGACATGGGCGATGAAGCTATGCCTGACGAGGAGTTTATGACCCGTGCTTTGCCAGATGAGCTAGAAATCGGTGACTTTGTTTCTTGGCGTGCATCAGGCGGTAGAGCCAGAGGTCGTGTGACTCGCATTGTGAGAGATGGCGAACTAACTGCTCCAGAGAGCGACTTCACAATCAGCGGTACTCCTGATGACCCAGCCGCAATGATTCGCATTTACGAGCAGACTGAAGATGGCTGGAGAGACACACCAGTTCTAGTAGTTCACCGCTTCACTACCTTGACCAAGATTGAGGACCTAGAGGGCAGAGCTATAAACCAGAAGGCTCCTGCTTACATGAGAGCTGCTGCTCGCCGTGGACTAGAGCTTTACGAAGAAGGATTCGGTGGAGCTGGACTCACACAGAAGACAATCCGTGAAGCACGCCTGATGGCACAAGGTCAAGTGTCTGATGACAAGTGGGTACGCATTGGCGCATGGATAGCACGACACATGCCAGACCTTGACGCACCAAAGAACTCCAACAGGAATGACCCTGAGTATCCAGGACCAGGATTGGTAGCTCATTTGCTTTGGGGATCAGGACCAACCAAGAGAGCTGCTGAGCGTGCTATGAGCTACGCTAACGGTGTTGTTGCTAGGATTGAAGCAGAGGAAAGAACTATGACTGACACTACTGAGAAGCTAAACCGCTGGGCGGATGTAGCTCGTGCAATCCAGAAGAAGATTGACGGCGAGCCAAACACCAAAGAACCAGAAATCCGTACCAACAACACAGAGTTTGAGATTCGGTCAGAGGGCGAAGACGGCATGACCTTCACAGGCTACGCCTCTGTGTTCAACAGCTCATCCGAAGACCTAGGTGGCTTCCGTGAGTTCGTAGCCCCAGGTGCTTTCAAGCGCTCGCTACAGTCGAGAAACGAAATCAAGCTTCTTTGGAACCACGACACTAACGAGCCACTTGCTTCGGTTCGCGGTGGAAGCCTTGAGCTTGTCGAAGACCGCTACGGACTAAAGGTAAAGGCAAAGCTGCCAAACACAACCCGCGGTCGTGATGTTGCCGAGCTTCTTCGCTCAAAGGTTATTGACTCAATGTCATTCGGTTTCAATGTCATCAAAGACGCATGGTCCGAAAATGGTTCGGTCAGAACCCTAGAGTCTGTGCGCTTGCACGAAGTGAGTATTGTGACCTACCCTGCCTACACCGCTACAACTGCTCAGGTGCGTTCAATTCAGCCAACTATTGACGCAGACGAACTTGCTAACGCACTTCTAAAGCTAGAGTCAGGTGAAGACTTGGATGAAAAGTCAGCTACCCTGATTACAGATGTCGTTGGCAAGCTAAGACAGCAGCCTGAAGCTGAGGTTGAGACTGACGATAACGGTCTTGCCCTGCTAGACCTAAAGAAGAAACAACTCGACCTGCTATTGAAAAGGATCTAAATGGCTACCAAACAAGAAATCAAAGATGCTATCCTAAAGGCCGCTGGCAACCCATCAGTAGGCGTTATTGCTGAGATGGCGGACCAGTTCGCTGAGGCCGTACTAGGCCTAGAAGAAAAGTCTTCGGCCCCTGCTAAAGAAGTCAGGGTTGTCGAATCCAAAGAAATCAGGTAAACTGATTTCCTGCCCTCACCGAGTATTCCCTTCCTCGGTGGGGGCCTTTTCTTTTACCGTGTTTTTTCTAACTAATAGACTTGAGCTATCAGTTGAGTGTTAGCACCGCTGTATCTGTTGAGTGTTAGCACCGCAGGAATCCCTATAAAAAACTATTTGAGGAGACTACATGTCTGAATTTGTAAAGTCTCAGGTAGAAGTTCGCAACAACTTGATTGCTCAGGCACGCGAGGTCCTAGACCTAGCTACTGCCGAGAACCGCGGACTATCTTCTGAGGAAAGCGAAAAGATTGCTCGCATTGAGGCTGACATTGACCAGCGCGATGCAGCGATTGACACCGCACGCAAGCTAACCGAGCGCGAGAACCGTGCTTACGAAGCTGCTGCAACACTAAACACATCTGTTGAGGAGAGCCGTCAGTCTGAGTCTGACATCCTACGCTCAATCGCCCTAGGCGAAATCCGTGGCGGACACGAGTTCAAGTCTGAGAAGCGTACACTTACTTCTTCTGACAACACTGTTCCAAAGAGCTTCTACGACCAGGTATTCCAGATCGCTAGACTTGCTGGTCCAATGCTTGAGCTTGGTGAAGTTATCAACACTTCAACTGGTGAGAACCTAACCATCCCGACCCTAACTGCTCGCTCAACCGCGACCATCAAGGGCCAGGCTGTTCAGATTTCTGACTCAGACCCAACATTCAGCTCAATCACACTAGGGGCTTTCAAATATAGCTTCCTGGTACCTGTCGCTAACGAACTATTGAACGATGCAGGTTTTGACCTATCAGCGCTTATCGCTGAGCAGGCTGGTAACTCAATCGGTTTCGCAGTAAACACTGGTCTAACCACTGGAACTGGAACTGTTGAGCCTACTGGTGTTATGACCGCTGCTTCTTCTGCTGTAACTGGCGGAACTGGAGTTGCTGGTGCGCCAACATACGAGAACATCGTGGACTTGGTTTACGCACTAGACGGACAGGCACGCTTGCTTCCAGGAGTTGGCTTCATCACCGCTAAGTCTGGTCTTGCTGCACTTCGCAAGATCAAGGATGGCGATGGTCGCTACATCTGGACTGACGGTGGAAACGCTGCTCAGAACCAGCCAGCAACACTACTTGGCTACCCAGTATATGAAAATCCTGCCGTTAGTGCAGTTGCCACTTCGGCATTCAGCCTGGGCTTCGGCCACATGCCTAGCTACAAGGTTCGCACCGCAGGTGGAATCCAGATTGCACAGTCTGGTGACTTCGCGTTCGACAAGGATGTAACCACATTCCGTGTCACCATGCGCGTAGACGGAAACCTAACCCACGCTTCACATGTTGTGAAGTACCGTGGTGGCGCAAGCTAATTACTAGCTAAAAAGCTGATAGACCCCTAGCGTGTAGGTTCGCTAGGGGTCTATCTTTTGCTATGCTGAGGACAAAGAAAGGCAACCTACATGTCAAAAATAAAAGGGACTGTTTCCGTATTCTCAAACTCGCCTGGTCAGCCAACTGGCTATGGCATCGCTGCTGAAGCACTAATACAAAGACTAAAAAGAGACGGAGCAGATGTAGCTGCTATCTCTAACTATGGAAACGAAGGAATCAAGACTCAGTTTGCTACTGAGTATGGCGATGTCCCCGTTTACCCTCGTGGTTCTGATGTCTACTCAAACGACTCAGCCATCTTGGGTCACAAGCACTGGCGAGCGCTAAACGAAAAACAACCTGACCTAATGATTACTCTTTACGATGTGTGGGTGTTTCAGGGCAAGGGCTGGGATGGCTTGAATGTAGCATCTTGGACACCGATTGACCACAGCCCAGTTCCACCAGCCGTAGCTAAGTGGAGTGCAAAAGAAAATGTCACGCCCCTTGCAATGTCAAAATTCGGTCAGAAAGAGCTAGATTCAAAGGGAATAGAATCCATCTACATTCCGCACTCTGTAGATACAAAGGTCTTCAATCGCAGAGAAAAAATTGCTGGTCAGTCAATAGAAGATTATATGGGATTCGGTAATGACCGCTTTGTAGTGGGCATGAACGCCGCTAACAAGTCGGGTGGCATTATTCATCGCAAAGCTTTTGGCGAGAACCTTATGGCGTTCTCTATTTTTGTCAAAAAGTACCCAGACGCAATGCTTTACATCCACACAGACCCAGTAAGTCCGCACGGATGGAACCTTATGGGACTAGGCGAGATACTGGGCATCCCCAAGGACAACATGACTTTCGTGGATCCAGTCAGCTACCGATTCGGTATCAGTCAAGAAGACCTAGCTGGAATCTACAGCTCTTGGGATGTCATGCTTGCAACTAGCTACGGAGAAGGATTCGGTATCCCGACAGTTGAAGCTCAAGCCTGTGGCGTGCCAGTAATTGTTTCTGACTTTGCTGCTTCGGCTGAGCTTGTGGGTGACGGATGGACTGTCGGTGGTCAGCCTTTATACGACAACTCTCAAGGAGCTTTCTACAACATTCCGTCAGTGCCACTAATAGTGCAGGCATTGGAAGAAGCTTATGCAAGAGGAAAAGGAAAGTCAGACAAGGCTATAGAGTTTGCTCAGCAGTATGACCACGATTCGGTTTGGGAGAATAACTGGCTTCCAGCCCTAAAAAAGCTTCTAAAGTGATTGCCTGGGTCTCTCATCACTTGCCAGATGCAGAAGGCAAGCTAATTGGCGGTGCAGAAATGACAGATCAGACATTTCTTGACGATGCGCCGACTGAAGTAACCATTATTAGCCCTGAAAACTGGAAACAAGCCCTAGATTTTGACAAAATAGTCATTACTGGCACTGATTTACTCAGTCCATTTGCCATGACTCAACTTGCAAGGCGCAATCCAGTTGTTGCCATACATCACTTGCAAACAAGAACACCAGAAAGAGCAGAATTGCTCAGTTCAGCTTCAACTTTGATTTGCAGAACTCCAAAACACATAGAACATGAGTTATCTTGGACAAATCCGCAAAAAAGCGCGTGGGTACTATCGCCCTTAGACCCAAATCAGTTCACTATTAAGCGAAAAGAAAACTTTGCATTGTGGGCAGCTAGGCTACATCCGCAAAAAGGGCCGATGGAAGCTATGCAGTGGGCAGCAGAGATGTCTATTCCGCTACTGATGAAATACAACAAGCCAAGAGCTGAAGTTTTAGAGGCAATGAGCAGGGCTAGGGATTTTGTTCTATTTCCCAATGGCTTTGATGCTGAACCACGAGTTATTGTTGAAGCAGTTTTGTCAGGCTGTAATGTTTACACCAACGAAAATGCTGGTATTACCTCAGTTCCTAATTGGCAAAATCCAGACATTTTGACGAAGCTAGTGACAAATTCTAAGGAGCTATTTTGGAAAACAGTTCTAAACTAACACTAGGGCTGGGTTCAGTCCTGTTTGGCACTCGCTACAACTCATTTCTTGTTGGTTGGTGGGATAGCGTCAAAACCCTAACTAGGCAACCCGACTCAATAGTCTTTGTGCATGACTCGGACAACAAAAACTTTGTTGAAATAAATGTGCCAGATGAATACAAAGCCGTAACAACGCTTATTCAGTTAGATGGCGAATATTGGGAATACCGACAAGCAGTACAAGCCAATCAAACAGCAGACTGGTTTAGCATCTGTGGCATAGACGATAGATACCTACCAGGAGCCTTTGACGAGCTAGAACTAGCAGATGAACAAGGTTGTGACCTCTACATTGACAAACTGCAATACAAACACAACGGTCAGATTCTTGAGGGAAGATGGATACCAGAGGAAGTGCCTCACAGGATGACTTGTCCTGGTCAGGCTACAGCCAAAAAAGACCTTTTCCACAAGACCAAAGGAGTGACGCAAGGCTCAATTTACGATGACTGGGAGCTTTACATCAGATTTGTTGCCGCTGGTGCAAAGCCGTACCACGCCGACACGATTAGGATTATTCACGATTTAGGCTATGACCATGTGACTCTAAGCGGGGTAAATAGAGAAAGAAGCAATGATTCGGTTGGCAAGGATCACATTGCAAAAGTTAGACAAGAGCTGGGTTTATAGTCCAGACGGCTTTCTCTTTTAGACGATAGACTAGACCTAGATTTAGCAAAGGACCCCAATGGCATTGACCAACGCTTACGCAACTTTAGCTCAAGTAAAAGCGGCTTTGAGGATTACGGATTCAGTAGACGATAGTTTGTTGGAGATGGCTATTGACTCTGCCTCTCGACTTATTGACGGTTACACCTATCGGTACTTCTACAACGCAGGAACCGCAACAAGAGACTTCGTTGCCGAGGACTCCTACCTAACAATTATTGACGATTTGATTAGCATTACCCAGTTGAGGACAACTGATGAAATCGGTAGCGAGTATGTGACCTGGAACGCAGATGATTACCAACTACGCCCAGTAAACGGAAAGCAAGATGGACTAAATGTCCCTTACACAAGCATCCTTTCCACCGATGACTTGCTATTCAACACAAAGGGTGAGCAGGCTCTAGTCCGTGTGACTGGCGTGTGGGGCTGGTCAGCAGTTCCAATCGCTGTAACTCAGGCAACCATCATTCAGTCATCCAGAATTTACAAGCGCCTAGACTCACCTCTTGGTGTTGCAGGATTCGGTGATCTTGGAGCTATCCGTGTTGGTCGTGCGCTTGACCCAGATGTAGAACAGTTAGTTATGCCGTATCGCATTATGAGGACCTTTTCCTAATGGCTTCTATCTCAGACATCCGCGCTGGGATTGCCGCTAACCTTGCGACCATCCCTGGTCTTCGCACATCGGCAGAAATTCCTGACAACCCGAACCCGCCTGTGGCTATCGTGTCTCTGGATTCGGTCAATTACGACAGAGCCTACGCAGGTGGCATGGTGGACTACAGCTTTACAGTGACCGTGATTGTAGGCAGGTCAGCCGAGAGGATTGCTCAGAGAACACTAGACACTTACATCTCGACAGGGCAAAACTCTATCAAAAATGCGATAGAGTTAGACAAGAGCCTCGGTGGTGCAGCCTACGACTGTCGAGTCACTTCATTGAACTCCATTGGTTCAATTCAACTAAATGACAACACATATTTGGCAGCAGACTTTACAGTCTCTGTCATAGCAAACTAGGAGAAATCGTGGCTAAATTTTACGCTCAGGATTACAAAATCACCGTTGGAACTGCTAACCTCAGCACATCCTTGGCTTCTGTAACCCTCGACATCACCGCAGACGAAGTCGAAACTACGGCTTTTGGCAGTAATTACAGAACGAGGATCGGGGGGCTTCGCGATGCATCTGTATCCCTAGACTTCCACCAGGACTTTGGAGCTGGAGCTGTAGACGCTCTATTGTTCCCGCTTCTTGGCTCAACCGTAGCTGTAAAGATTGTTCCTACTTCTGGAACCATCACCGCTACCAATCCTGAATATTCCATGGACTGCTTGGTTACCCAATATCAGCCATTCGCAGGAGCTGTGGGAGACCTCGCTACCCTGTCAGTAACATGGCCTGTATCTGGTGCTGTCACCAGAGCAACCGCAGCAGCCTAATCTCTGCTAGGATTCAGCTATGAGACTAAACCTACAAGTACAGTACACAGCTAAGCCTGACGAGGCGAAGGATCTTGTTTGCAACCCATCAGACATGGTGAAGTTGGAAGAAAGATACAACATCTCGATAGCCAGTCTTGAAAACAACATCAAGATTACTCACTTGCTTTTCCTAGCTTGGGCAAGCGAGTCCCGCACTAAAGCAACTACTCTTTCGTTTGAGGAGTGGGTAGACACCGTTGAAAGTGTCAGCCCGTCTGAACAAAAAAAATAGTTGGGCTTGGTGAATCGTCAGCTCATTGGTACATAGCCACATTAGCTGTCGAGACAGGCATCAGTCCCATTGAGCTTATGAAGCTTGATGAGAGGATGCTCTGGACCATTGGTCGTTATCTAGTATGGCGAGCTACGCACCAAGCACCTAAGCGCTGAGAAGAAGCACCCTTCGGGGTGCTTCTTTTTTGTTCGGTAGACTTAGGTTAGATAGGCGGACTAACGGATGAAACTTTACACTAGCGGAACTGGTGCTTTGAAGGTTTACGCATCCGACTACAAAAAGCTCATCAGAGAACTAAACAAGGTAGACAAGACTCAAAGCCTAGAGCTAAAAAGGCGCTACAGAGAAATTGCAGGTCAGGGTCAGCGTTCGGTAAAAGATGAGCTAGACAGCCTAGGTCGTACTGGACCTGCTCCAAAGGGTATGCTTCACGGTGGTCGTACTGGTTGGGGAACTAACTACGGTAAGACTGGTGGCCCAGTCAGCGGTGTAAAGCGCTACCCATACAACTCTGTGATGATTGAGGCTTACACAAGAGCCAAAAGAGGCCAGACGGGCATTGCACGCCTAAGAGTTAGATCAGCAGCTACAGTCCTTACTGACCTAGCTCAAAAGTTTCAAGGTATTCGACAGACAAGGGCCTATAACATTCGGTTATTTGGCGGTCCAGAGATTACCCGTAGACACACAACTAGCTACAAATCTACGGCTTACTTTATCCGCAAGCTTGGTGCAATTACCAAGCCAAGCAAGAAAAAGAAGTCAAGGAATGTTTATCCTGGCTTTGACAAGGCTTACCCTGCAATGAAGAAGGAAGCCGAGATAGCGATTCAAAAGGCTGTCAGAATAGTACAAACAAACATTGATAGGACAACTCGATGAGCAACATGTTCTTGAATGTGGTCAGCACATTCAAAGGCGATGGCATAAACCAAGCCACTAGGCAACTGGGGGCTTTCGGTAAGGCTACTAGCGGATTCGGCTCTATGCTTGGCAAAGTCGGTGGGGCATTAGCGGCTTTTGGCGTTGCAACTAAGGCTGTTCAATTCGGTAGAGAGAGCATCACGGCTGCTCGTGATCTTGAAAGAAACTTATACGCTCTAAACACAGTTTTTGATGAACTTTCACCAGGGATGCGTCAGTTTGCTATAGATGCAGAAAACATTGGTCTAAGCCAGTCAAAGGCCGCTAAGGCATCTGTATTTATTGGTTCGGTTCTAAAGCAGTCTGGTTTTGCAATGAACGATGTTGCAAAAGAGACCAAGAACCTTGTAGCCCTAGGTACTGACCTAGCTGCTCTGTATGGCTACGATGTGCAAGAAGCCTTGCTTGGTATGACTGCGCTGTTCCGTGGTGAATACGACCCGATTGAGAAGTTCGGTGTCGCTATGAAGCAGAGCGAAATCAATGCTGAACTTGCTGCTAGAGGACAAAACAATCTTGAAGGTGCAGCTCGCCGTAATGCAGAGCAGACTATTCGGTTGGAGCTTTTGTACCAAAGAGCTGCCGATGCTATGGGAGCCTTTACCTCTCAAAGCGGAAGCTTATACACCGAGCAAAAGAAACTTGGTGCAACCTTTGAGAACATGCAGGCGCAACTTGGTACTGCCCTTCTTCCAGCCATTGTGGATGTCAATGAACAGCTAAGGCTAATGCTAAAAGAAGCCACTCCTGGTCTAATTGACATGTTCAATGGTTTGGCTGCTGCGCTAGAGGGAATTATTGGGCTATTCAGAGATGCGATGAACCCAACTACTGATCTTGGTGAGAGCGTCGCTGCTCTTGGAATCCAATTTGAGTCTTTGCTGAAAACCATCTTTGGGCAAGACTTTACACTAGCTGACTTCTTTGAGGGTGCTAGTGCGGCAATCGGCATGTTCCTTGACTTTTTGCATGACATGATGAATTTGGTTGAAAACCTAATTATCGGTTTTCAAGTTATGGGTCATCAGATTGGTTTGTTATTTAGTGGAAAGTTTGAAGAATTACTAAACTTTGATGGCGCAAAAGCCATTCGCAACCTGATTGACCTAAAAGATGGCGCAAAGGACCTCAGACTTCAAACTGTTATTGCTGGGCAGGCGGTCAAGGATCTAGGGATTCAAGTTACTAATGCCAATAAAGGCAAGCTTGACGATTTACAGAACGCAATTTACAAAACAGGGATAAGCGCCAAAGAAGCTGCAATCCAAATGGGTGTTCTCAATAGAGCAGCTGGTATCCCTGACACTGGTGGTGGCACTCCACCGCCAGACCCAGAACCAGATCCAGACCCAAGTTCAGGACCGAGCGCTGCTGCTAAAAAAGAACCAACTATTATGCAGACTCTTAAGCAAGAAGCCACCAAATCTCGCTTGGCTGGAAAGCTAATTGGTAAAAACCTTAGTGAAGGTTTGGCACAGCAGATTGTAGATAAAGGGCCAAAGGCTGCCAGAAAACAACTAGCAAAGATTGAGAAATCAGCAGGAGCGCACGCGACAAAGCTTCAAAAGATTTACAACAAGACTGCTGCTGGTAGAGCTGAACTTGAGAGAATCCAAGCTGCTGCTGATGCTAAGCAAGATGAAATTGACAGAGAAAACGACAGAATTGCTCAAGAATTAGCAGAAAAGGAAAAAGCTAGGATTGAAGAACAAAAGCGCGTTTACCAATCTTTCCTAGATTCGGTCAAAAACACTTTTGGCGGTATTAGAGATGCCATTGTTGGGGCTTTTGACATTAAAGGCCTAGGCGGATCTACAAACGCAATAATCCGCAACATGAATAAGCTTTTGTCTAAAGTGAGGGACTTCTCCAAGAACATCTCACAGCTTGCCACCATGGGGCTTGACCCAGCACTACTACAGCAAGTCATCCAAGCTGGTCCTATGGCTGGTGCAAGGCTGGCAAGCGCTCTTGTAGCAGGTGGGGCAGGCGCTTTAGGTGAGATAAACGCAGGATTCGGTCAGATTGGCTCACTAGCTACGGAAATCGCTACAACAGGCACAAACTCGATGTTTGGTCAAACAAAGCAGGAAACCATTTACAACATAAATGTCAGCGGTGGAGTCGGTTCTGGAGCAACCATCGGTAAAGCCATCGTAGACGCAATCAAGGACTACGAGCGCACTTCTGGTGCTGTCTGGCAGGGTGCGTAATGCCAGCTCCCGCAGTCAAGGTTGAGCTTGGCCTAAACCTAGGCGATAAAGACCCTTTTGCTTTTAGGCTTGATGATTCGGTCAAAGGCGTGCTTGACAACACGGACTTTACTCTTGGTGGTGAGCGTTTCTTTGACATTACTCCGCGCCTAGTAACTTGCCAGATTCGCCGTGGTAAGTCTCAAGCCCTAGATCGCATTGACGCTGGTGTGATTTCGGTCACAGTAGACAATTCAGACAGAACATTTGACCCGCTATACGAGAACGGCCCATACTTCGGTCAGCTTGTACCTAGGCGTTCGGTTCGAGTGACAAGCAACAACCAGCCAGTCTTTATCGGCTTTATAGATGACTTTGACATTCAGTACGAGCCAGGTGTGCAGTCCGTTGTACGAATTGACGCTTCTGATGCTCTTTCTGTCTTGACAAACGCAGGACTTGAGGAGTTCACTCCTGACTCAGAGCTATCAGGCGCTCGCATAAACACAATCCTAGATAGACCTGAAATTGACTGGCCTGCTGCTCTAAGAGAGATTGACCCTGGTAACTCCATAATGCTTGATACAGATGTTGCCGAAGGCACGGGTGCGCTTGAGTACTTACAGCGTGTAGCTAACTCAGAGTTCGGTACTTTGTTCTTGGGCAAGGATGGCAAGGTTGTCTTCCGCGAGAGAAACGCTGTTCCTAACACACCTGACCTAGTGTTCTCAGACGAAATAGTCTCAGGAGCTTACACGGGTATTCAGTTTGCCGATGTAAACATTGTCTACGGATCAGAAAACCTGTACAACAGAATTGCGCTAGAGAACGCAGATGTATTCCCAGAAGAAGCCTTCGCCGAGGATGCAGATTCTCAGGCACTCTACGGACCAAGAACTCTAAGTCAAACAGGACTACTTATTCAAGAGCCTGAGCAGCTTCAGTTTCTAGCTGACTTTTTCCTAGCTCGCTACAAGGAGCCTCAGTACCGCTTTGAGACAGTCACCGTAGTCCTAGACACCCTAACCACTGTAAACCAGGAAAAGGTGCTAGAGCTGGAAATCGGTGACATTGTTCTGGTTCGGTTTGAGCCTTCTGACATCCCGCCAGCCATTGAGCAATACTGCCGAATCATCGGGGTAAACCACGACTGGACCCCTGGTAGCAAGAACATCAGCTTTGCCCTAGAACGCCTAGACTTTGCGGTCTTTATCCTAGATGACGCGGTACTCGGTCAGCTAGACAATGACCGTCTTGCCTACGAGTGATAAACTAAACCCAAGACAAAAGGAACCCAATGCCTAGAAAAACTTTTACCGCAGGAGATGTCCTAGCTGCTGCTGATGTGAACTTGTATCTCAGCAACGAGACCACACTTACTGCCTCTACTGCTGCCTCTTATACAGTGCTGACCTCTGACCGCTACAAGATCCTTGAGTTTGACTCTGCCTCAAACACCACAGTCACCATTGGAACTGCCACAGCGTTCCAGGCTGGCGAGCGTATTGACATCTTGCAGGATGGTGCCGGAACTGTCACGATCACTAGGGATGGCACAGCAGTTAGTCTTGCAGGTCGAGGAACCGCTGGAACCGCTTACCGAATTGGTCAGCGTTATGACGCAGTTTCTGTTGTATGTGTAGCTGCTAACTCTTACAGGATTATCGGGAACGCGACCGCCGTCTGATGTCTCTTTCAGCGTTAGGTATTTTTAGTGCTGCTGGCGTTGTCAGTGCATTTTCTCTTGAATACCTCGTTATTGCTGGTGGTGGAGGTGGCGAAACTATTGCTGGTGGTGGAGGTGCTGGTGGATACAGGTCATCGGTTGTTGGTCAATCTTCAGGAGGAGGCTCATCAGCAGAATCAGCTTTGACCATAACCCCAGGAGTTAGTTACACAGTAACTGTTGGAGCAGGTGGTTCTGCTGGCACTGATGGTATAAATTCTGTTTTTTCAACTATTACTTCTACTGGTGGAGGTGGAGGAACACAGGGAAACGGAAGACCTGGAGGTTCTGGAAGTGGTGGAGGTAGATTTGGTGGACCTTGCACTCCCGGAGCTGGAACTACAAATCAAGGTTTTGCTGGTGGAACTTCATTTGGGTCGTCATTTGGAAAAACTGCTGGTGGTGGAGGCTCTGGTGGTGTAGGTGGAGACTCAGACTCTGGCTCAGTTGGGGCTGCTGGAATTGGAACCTCAAGCAATGTGACGGGCACAGCAGTCACTCGTGCTATTGGTGGATTGGGTGCTGACAACAACTCTGGTTCTGGAGTAGACGGAGCTGCAAACACTGGTAATGGGGCTTCTCCCTCTGCACAAAACATTAGAAATTCAAGTGGAGGCTCAGGTGTTGTTTTCCTAAAATACCCATCGGCTTATACAATTACCATTGGGGCTGGCTTGACTGGTACAACAGCCACAGTTGGAGCCAATAAAGTCACCACAATTACTCAGGGAACTGGCAATGTTAGTTGGGCAGCATAATGGCACACTACGCTTTTTTAGATAACGACAACATTGTCACCGAGGTTATAACTGGCATTGACGAAACTGAACTTATCGAGGGTCTTGATACCGAAACTTGGTACGGCGACTTTAGAGGACAGGTTTGCAAAAGAACAAGCTACAACGGAAACTATCGCAAAAACTACGCAGGGTTGGGCTTTACCTATGACGCTGAGCGTGATGCCTTTATTCCGCCTAGGCCTGAAGGAAACTACATTCTAAATGAGCAGCTTTGTGTTTGGGAACTTGAAAGCTAATGGCTGAGGAAACAACTGGGGTTCGCATAACCCAGCAAGCAATTTACGCCAAGCAACTTGAGCATGGGGAAACCCTTGTCAAGATCCTTGAGAAGCTGGACCACTTAGACGAGGTTCCTGCTCGCTTGAGAGAGGTAGAGCTAACCCTTGCTCGCCTGGCTTGGATTGAGAAGATTGCTTACTCAGGGCTTGCTGCTGGAATTGTTGCCCTTGTTGGCTCTGTAATAAACATGATTGGAAACTAATGACATCAAAACCTCAAATGCCTCTAGACGGCAAGTTCGGCAAGGACTGGAAGGTCACTAGCCCATTCGGTTGGAGAATCCACCCTATTGAAAAGTACAAGAAGCATCACAACGGCGTAGATCTTTGGGGACCAAAAGCAAAGATTTGGAACGAAGCCTGGCACGATGGCAAGGTTATTGCTGCTGGAACATCAAAACTAAAGAACCCAGACGGCTCTCTAGGGGGCGTTGGCTACTATGTAGACCTAAGAGTCATCATTGACGGCAAGCCTTATGTCACACGGTACGCACACATGGTTGAGGGTTCCCTGACTGTTGTCAAGGGCGAAAAGGTCAAGGCTGGAACTCGGTTGGGCATTATGGGCAACACAGGCGCTTCCGCTGGCAGACACCTTCACTTTGAGATTTGCAAGGGTCGCGTTCACCGCTGGACATCAGATGGTAAGGGCTTTGTAGATCCACTGAAGTTCGTCAAGGCAACTATCGCCAAGTGGGAGCTAAACGCTGAAGTAAACCTAGCCACCCCAGACACAGGAGAAGTTCTACCTGCCCCAGTTCACGAGCCAGAGCCTAAGTTGCCGAAGGTAAAAGAAGAAAAGGTCAAACCCAAACTTGCTAAATAGATTAGCCAAGAACAAAAGCCTACGACTTATGTTTGTAGGCTTTTTTCTTTTTTTTATGGTGTGGCAACCCAGCCCTGCCTACTCAGCTCAAGCCAGCGCTACGATAACCTGCCAAGATACGATTGGCAATTTACAAACATTTCAGGTTGGATGGAACAATGAAAACGACTACTTTTTGGACAAAGGAAACATTGCCCAGCATTTTTGCGAGGGCGGGTATGCTGGCGGGTTCGCCACTTTTGTTAGTGTTGCTGGTTGGAATGGCGGGGAGCTGGATAGTTCTTTGCTTTACCATCCTGGTTACAGTCCTACTCCCACTCCTAGTCCTACTCCTGTTCCTGAACCTAGTGCTGAAGATCAAACAACGGATACAACAGTAAGGACAGAAGATGTCACACGCACAGAAGATGTTGCTCGCTCTGAGGAAGTTGTCAGAGAGCCTGAGCCAGTGGCTTCGGTGGCTCCCGTAGCTCCAGCCCAAGAGCCACAACCCGAATCTACGCCTGAACCAACCCCAGAACCCACGCCAGAACCAGAACCTACTCCAGAACGCCCTGTAAAGCCCGTAGAGCCGACAAAGGCTCCAGAAGTCCCAACACCTAGCCCTGAGCCTTCTGAGACTCCTACGAGCCTTCCAGAACCTCAAATTCCATCCGAACCTGCTCCAGAAGTACAAGAAGAAGTAATAAGCATCGAACTAGCGTTTGAAGCAGTCGGTAAACTTGTAGATAACCTACGCTCAATCGGGTCGGATCTAACTCCAGAAGTACGAGAGCAGGCACAGCAAGTAATTGTTGCGTCTGTAATCGTCACCCAGGTCGCATTAGCAGGTAGGAAACCTTGAAATTTCTCAAAGACCAACTAGAGCAAGCTTGGACCATCGTTGGTCTCTCGATTGCATGGGTCGTTCTTGAAGGCTCGGCTAAAGACTTTGCAGGTTGGGCAATCCTTATCACTATTGCCATTTGGGCAGCAACTTACCCTCTAAGAAAGGACTGACCTATGTGGTTAGACATCGCACGCAGAACCTTAGCAGTAATCATCCTCAAGGTCACAGGTATCTTCGTTGGTGGTTCGGTTATCGGACTTGAAGTTATGCAGGCTGTAGCTATGGCTGCTTTCGCTGGAATCATAGATGTCGCTCAGGAGCTTTCACGCGCTTACCTGTCAGACGGCGAAATTGACCCAGAAGAAATAAACAAGACTTTTGGCAAGATTGGCAGCAAAGAAGTCAAGAAGGACTAGTTTCTTCTTCTTTCGCTATCTGTAGTTCCGCCCCAAACGCCGTGCATACCCGCTGACACTGCGTAGTCAAGACACATGATTTTGACTGGGCATTGTGAGCAAATAGCCTTAGCCTCATTGGCAACCATTTTTCGGTCATGGGGACTGCCCACAAGATCATCAGGGAAAAACAAAGTCGGGTCCACAGCGCACCCCACTCCGCCTGGAATCTCTCTAATGGCTTCTTGAAGCTCGATGTATTTGCGTTCTAATTGTCGGTGGCTAAGCATAGGTTTACATTACATAAAAAACCCGCTAATGTGAAATCCCACACCGAATAGATGTGGGATTCACGCCAAATGAAAGAGAGGGAAACACTTGGCCTTATCTAAGCTACCAAGCGTAATAAACGAGATACAGGATGCCGTACTCCTAGGAGACTTTGAAAACGGCTCAGACGAATGGCATGAGCTAAGAAACGAGCAAGGCGCTATCGGTGGTTCTGACATCGGAGCTGTTGCTGGATTGTCGCAGTGGGAAAGCCCCTATACCAAGTGGGCAAAAAAGACAAAGCAAATCCCAGATGACTTTGAGCCAAATATGTCAATGCGACTTGGCACAAAACTAGAAGCACCAATCCTAGAAATCTTTTCCGAGGAACACCCTGAGCTGGAAATCTACACAACAGGAACTTGGGCAAACAAAGAAGAACCTTGGATGCGTGCAAACCCTGACGCAATCTACGCTGACGAAACTGGCGAGTTCGGAATCCTAGAAGTCAAGTTCTCACGCGACTACTGGACAGCCGTGCCTCAGTCTTACCGCGCTCAGGTTCTTTGGTACATGCGAGTATTCGGTCTGAAGAAGGCAAAACTTGTTGCACTTGCTGGTTCTACTTACCAGGAGTTTGACATTGAATGGGATCAGTTTGAGGCTGACACTTTGTTCGGTGCTGCGATTCGGTTTCGCAACCATGTCACGCAACTGCGAGCGCCACAGTGGGATGGCTCGATGTCTACGCTGGAAACTGTAAAGCGCCTGAACCCCAACATTGCAGACGGAGAAGTAGATCTAGATGACTTGGGTATGCATTACTTCAATAAGTTGGATGAGTTCGAGCGTGTTGAAAAGGAACTGACAGAGCTAAAGAGTAGAGTCCTATCTGCTATGAACGGCAACAAGAGGGGCTTGATTTACGGAGAACACCGAATTAGCCTCAGAGCTAGGGGTGCGGGACTTCCGTACCTACACCACGAGAAAGGGAAATAAATGGCACACTTCAATCTCCAAGACTATGAAACCGTGGAAGAACGCATAAGGCGTTTTTACAAGGACAATAGCGGGGGTCGCATTATCACCGACAACATCACCACGCTTCAGGACCGTCAAGTGGGAACTTGGGTTACTAAAAGCTATGTGTATCTAACAGCCGAAGATCAAGAAAAGGGTTTGCCTAAGGCAACTGGACTGGCGTTTGAAATTGACTCAAGCAAAGGACCACAGGCTACATCTGCCCTTGAGGTATGTGAGACCAGCTCGATTGGTCGCGCACTAGCTAACGCGGGATACTCAGGAAACAAGAGAGCATCAAGGACTGAGATGGAGAAGGTCGCACGGGGCAAGACTCCAGTTGCTCCGCTAAAGGATTGGTTAGTGATGGCTCAGTCAATGGGCGATGACCTTGACGGTCTTAGACTGTTATACAGCGAAGCGAAAACTGCCAACGCTCCAAAAGAAACGCTAGATAGGATTGCCGAAATTGCCAATGGATCATCTGGAAATGAACATTCTGATAGCAAGCCTTCGGGAAGTTCAGGAGTGTCTAAATGAGCAGTGGGCTAGGGGCAACTACCCCGATGTGGACAAGATGTGGGCGCTACAAAGAGAAAAGGGAGAGAGACTAAAAAATGGAGATTATTTCACCAACACACATCATTCAGGAACTCCAGAGACTAACAGCGGAGATGGACAAGGGCAGTAACGCCCTTTATGACGCTGAGTGCAAGATGGCAGATGCCGAGGCTGCTTATGACAAGGCTGTCTCACTAGCCTTCATAAACAACCAAGGAACCGTGGCAGACAGACAGGCTGTGGCTAAGTTGCAGTCTGTAGACGAAAAGCTGAAAGCTGACCTAGCTAGAGCTGAGTTCAATAGGGTCAAAACCAAGATGAAAACCTTGTCAGACCAGGCAACAATGATGGCTGTAATGTCCAAAAATGTCGAGCTTCAGTGGCGGACACCCTAGCTGGTAGCCTTGAAAGGTGATTGCTGAGAGCTGCTCCTGTGGGGCAAAATTCAAGACTGACGAGGCTAAGGCGATAGCCCTAGTCAGAGAATGGCGCAGGAAGCATCACTGCCAGGAAGCGGTTGCAGATACTAGAGACTACGAAACTAGCTCTACTATCGGCTTCGCTGCTGATTACACTGGCACAGGACTAGACCTACCCGCGAAGAAATACGACCCTTGGGAAGATGAATAGCAAAGAGTTTCAAAAATACATCAGGCGTGATGAAGGAATCTGTTGCCATTGTGGAACCGATGACGATACACTCGTGCCGAACCACAGACTTAATCGTGGGGCTGGTGGTTCAAAAGCAAGAGATGTGCCATCAAACATAATCTTGATTTGCAGCATGGCAAACGGACAGCTAGAGTCAAATGCGACTTTCGCTCAAATGGGTAGGGACTTCGGTTGGAAGCTGACATCTGGTCAAGATCCCAAAAAGACTGCCGTTTGGTTGGCAGACGGCTGGTATTTGTTAGATGATGATTATGGCAGGCGCAAAGTCAATCCAAGAGAAGAAGCTGATTGAGAGGAATGAATGACAGAAGGGTACAAAGTCTGCTCTAAGTGCCAGGCTACAAAACTGCTGTCTGAGTTTTCTGCTCACCGAGGTTCCAAATCAGCAAAATCTGGTTTTAGGTCTACTTGTAAATCATGCGATGTTGAATACAACAGGGCCTATAGAGCTAAAAATCGTGAATTAGTCAATGCTACAAAAAGGGCTTGGGCTAAAAAAAACAAAGACAAAAAGTCTCAATCTGACAAGATCTATCGTCAAAAAAACAGAGACAAGCTCATTCTAAAGTCTAAGAAATGGTACGAGGATAACAAAGACGCTGCCAATGCGAAAGCAAAAATCTATAGGTTAGAAAATAAAGAAAAAAAGGCATTGGCGGACAAAAGATGGTCCGCTGCAAACAGAGATAAAACTCGTGCAGCCAGCAAAAGATGGAGAGAGCAAAACCCTGAAAAGGCCAAGCTAGTTCGTCTAAACAATGAGGCTAAACATCCTTTTAGGGCTAGGCTAAAGCAACAAAAAAGAAGGGAAAGAATCAAAGAAAATGGCTTGTTTTTAGTTACTCAACAGGATGCTCAAAGGTTATTATCTGGAGCATGTTTTTACTGTGGTGGCTCCTCGGCACACATTGACCATGTGGTCCCCGTAGCTAGAGGCGGTTCACACTCAATCGGGAATTTGGTCGGGGCTTGCCAGAAATGCAATCAGTCAAAGGGTAGCAAATTCATTACCGAATGGAATAAAGTAAAACTCAACTAAGAGAGGGAAAAGAGAGATGCCACTAATTCGTGGACACCACAGCTTTGATGACCACTACACCCAGATACCTAACGACTGGGTAAGGGACAACAGAATTAGCTTGAAGGCGATTGGTTTGCTTGCTCAGATTATGAGTCACAAGCCTGGATGGAACCTTAGCCTGCGTTCGATAGCTCGCATAAACGAGACTGGAGTAGGGACAATCAAATCCGCTGTTGAGGAGCTAGAGCAGTTTGGGTATTTGGTTCGGTCAAAGGATCAGCTACACAACGAAGATGGCACTTTTGCCGATTACCTTTGGACAACCGCTGACCCGTTCCAAAACCCCGTCACGGTGAAAACCGCGCACGGAAAACAGGACACAAAGAAGACTATTACTAAGAAGACTATTTCTAAAGAAAGCACCAATAGAGCTTCGCAAATTCCAGATGACTTTTCGGTCACAGATGACATGAGATCTTGGGCAAACGAGAAGCACCCGCTGGTAGACATTGACAAGGCAACGCTGAACTTTGTGGACTACTGGAAGTCAAAGCCCAAGGACAACAAGCAGCTTGATTGGACACGAACCTGGCAACGATGGATTAGAACCACAAGACCCGAAGTAAAGCCTAGGGTTACAAGAGAAGAAGAAAACAAGAAAGCAATTAAGGAGTTTCTAAAAAATGCAGAAGACTGAGACAGCAGAGCTAATAGAGTTTCTAAGCCTCGTAGACGGGCGCAAAATCTCTGGCGAGAAGATTATGGCTTGGCACGAGGTTCTGGGCTTCCTCGACTATCCTGTGGCTAAACAGGCTGTTATCGAAGCTCAGCGAGACGGCTCGATTCAGTACATTGAGCCAAAGCACATCTTGGGCAAAGCAAAGTCAATCCAAGACAAGGCAAAAGCCGAGGCCGTGAGAGCTGAGCAGTTCAAGGAAAAGCCTTTGACATTTGGTTCAAGGATGCCAAAATGTCAGCACGGCATAGGACTACTGCTTTGTGATCCGTGTTGCAAAACGGCTGCTCAACAAGCTGGCTTGGTAAAGTAGGTGGGTGGATGAGAACAAAGCTATCTGCTCGCGTTGCGGTTCAACCTGGACTGTCAATGCTCAGAAGCGCGACAGAACCGACCTTCGGTGCTTCTCCTGCCGTATGCGAAAATCGCTCGTTATCAAGTATGGCAACCAGAAGTGCGTCACCTGGCAGGGTGAGTTTGACCGTGAAACGCTAACTGTCCCGATGTACGAAGGACACCCAGTATTGCCAGGATTACGCAGGTGTGGTCACATAGACTGCGTAAATGCTGAGCATGTTATCCAAGCGGATGACTAAAATAGAAGAAAGAAAGAGAGGCTGAGATGGCTACTATCGAAGTAAAAGGGAAAATCGGCAGGATTTTCTACGAGAACAAGGGTCTTGAGGTTATCGAGACTTACACCACCAAAGCAGGCAAAGAAGTAAACGCTTACTACACCGTTTGGCTAAACACTCCTGGCACTTTTAGTGTTGGAGATGAAGTCAAGGTAAGAGGGCTTTACTCACACGAGATTTCAGAGTGGGACAACGAGGGCGAAACCAAGCGCAAAATCAAGGTTTCCGTAAACAACCCTCTAGTCACTTCGACTTCAGAAGGCTTTGCCCCGACACACGAGGCAACACCCTTTTGAGAATCATCCAATGGCTTCTCCCGTCATCTACTGGACTACTTTTGCTAAACCTATCTAAGACAGCAGAAGGATTCTGGAATGTGGCGGGAGTCGCTGTTGGACTTTTTTACATCTGGGCTGGCCTCAGTGCCGCCTGGATGATTTATGTCAGAAACTGAATTTACAATCTCCGTAGTCGGAGACCCCGCCTCGCAGGGATCACACGCCATTATGAACGGGCGCATCGTTCAGGTCAATTCCAAAAAACACAAAGCTTGGCGCACAGCCATTGTTAGCACATGCATTGACCAGCTACCTAAAGACTGGACACCGCTAGACGAACCAGTAGAGCTAATCGTCAATTTCTACATGCCAAAGCCAGTGTCAGTAAAACGCTCATTGCCTACCGTAGCTCCCGACTTGGACAAGCTGATTCGGTCAGTTGGAGACGCTTTAGCTATAGCTGGCGTTTATACCGATGACTCTCGCATAGTCCGCATTAGCGCTCGCAAGCTGTATGCCACAGGGATAGAACCAGGCGCAACTATCTCGGTCAGAACTATCCGACACGCCGAAGAATAAAAATAGCTAAATTCTTGCTTTTTCTCTAAATTTTTGCTAATTTCGTTTTGTTAGCTAAATAGCTGACATAAGGGAAAGAGGGAAAATGCCACAGGCAAGAAGGACTGATCCGCAGACATCACACGATGCTGCTCGGTCAGTGAAAGATGTAAGCAAAACTAAACAGGCCATTCTGAGCCTGCTACGCAAGCACCAGACAGACATGCAACTGGTTGCGAACTACTCAAAGCTAGTCAGACAAAACAAGGCACCGAGAGCCAGCGAATCTGGTATTCGGTCACGCCGTGCTGAGCTAGTAAAGCTTGGACTCGTGAAAGACACGGGCAAGAAAGATGTATCGGCATCAAACCGTCAAATGATTGTTTGGGGAAGGAACTAATGCCAGTAGATTCACCAATCCAGATTGACTTCGACACCAGCGACTTCAATCCACACCAGTACAACCACGGAGTAGCAAAGGCTGAAGGTATCCACATGGGCCGTCAGCTTATGAAGGATGAAGTGCTGAGACTAATCAGAGCTGCCTATCCAACAGCTACGAAAGCAACAAAAATCATTACCGACTTGATTGAGGAGATTCCGATTGAAACGCATTATCGCGCTCCTCTTTCCTAAAGATAAGTTGGCTGCCTACAATCAGGGCAGACGAGACGAACAGATGGCAGTTGAATCTTTGATTGACTCGTTTCGTCTAAGCGGCTGGCTTGATGTCGCTACCTGCAATGTGATTATGGATCACCTGAACCACATTGACCGCCGACCAACACTGAGCAAATGAGGCAACGAATGACGAAGGTTGAAGAAGTAAACAAGATAGTAAACGAAGTAATGCAGTTGGCTTTTGACAACGGCAGAAAGTTTGAGCGAGAGAACATTCTGCACTTGCTTGACCATCACAAACAAGACACAAAGTGCGATTGCCCTGGATGCGAGTCTTGGACCAATGCCTTTGAGTTTCTAACAAGAGAGATAAAAGGAGAAGTCCGTGAGTGATTTACAGGATGTAATTGTCAGCAGTAGCATCAAAGCTTTCAACAACGGTGTCTATTTTGAGCGTCAGCGCATTGCATCTTTGTTGCTTGCGCTCAAAGATAAAGGAGATAAGCGGAAGCTGCCGCAGTCTGAAAGCATAAACGAAATAATGTCTTTGCTGAATTTGGTGTCTAAATGAGTGAGACCGAATACACCAAGGGATTCACAGCAGGCAGGGATTACGCACGAAAGCAGATTCTTGACTACATCCAGCACCACCTAGAAGAAGAAGTGGACATTACCTCAGAGGACATAGCTACTGAGATTGAGTACCTGCAACGCCAGGAGATAAGGGAGAAGAACAATGGATGAGGACTTTACAACAGAAACAAAGCTTGACCTACTAGGGATTGAGCTGGACAGCATCGCTCAGGATCTTCAGGCTATTGAAGATGGCTTGATTGCGATACAGAAGAAATACGGAAGGGACCCAAATGATGCTATTCAATACGAGTGATGTGACTAAAGAGGCAAAGCTTTACGCAAAAGGTTATGAGCGTGGGGCAAAAGAGATGGCAGAACACCTACGAGAAATGATTATCTACAACATTCTCAACGATGCAGTCCTAAGTACCTGCATGGGGACTGAAACAATCGAGAAGATTGTCAAGATTGTTGAGGAGTCCTGATGGGAAAGCACTTAGCAGTCAGAAAGAAGCTGACAATCTTTGAATACCGCTACTACCAGCGCAGAGTCCTTGCAGTCTGGATCAAGGCAAAAAGACTAATCAAAGCGAGGCTAAACCATGGATGAGCTTGAAAAGGCACTAAAGCTACTAGAGGACAAGAACCTGGTCTGGTCTAAGGATTTCGACACGATTCGGTTAGAATTGTCTCAGCTAATGCGAAAGGCTGCCGAAGTGCGATACCGTGAACTTGAAGCTGAGCTTGAGAGCCTAGCTAACAGCATTACAAACGAAGGGAAGAACGATGCTTGAAGGATTAGAACCACCTAAAAAGACACCAGCTTGCAAAGTAAGAAGCGTGCTTGAGTCTCTGGAACCTAAAGACAGAGAAATACTAAAGAAGGCACTAACTGATGCCGAGTGGCCTCACTCAACTTTGACACACGAGCTAAACAGACGCGGTATCAGAATTAGCGAGCAACCAGTTCGCACCCACAGAATTGGAAGATGTAGCTGTGTTAGAGAATCTTGAGCCAACCCCTAAGATTACGGCCCCTAGGGATTGGCGGCCTGCGGTTGAGTTTGATGGCACGAACGGACTTGCCACCACGCCACCGACCACTGGAGACCAGCCAGACTTCACCCAATTTCTAATAGACCAAGGCTTTGACCCTGAGAGAGTAGAGATCTACGGTCCTGTTAGAACTTCACGCTGGCAACAACGCGAGGGTGGAGCCTGGTTGGTTTCTTGGCGGTTCAACTTCCGCATGAAGGCAGAGCTTGAGCTGGACCTACCGACACTTTATGCTCAGGCAAAAAAGACTAAGTTGCCAGTCACAAAGAAAACAGCCGAAGGCAAAGCCTTAGTGATTGTCCCAGCCGACTTCCAAGTAGGCAAGACAGGCTCACGAGGAAACACCCAAGACCTAATCGCCAGAGTCTTTGCAAGCTACGAGCGCATCGAGCAGAAGCTAAAGAAGGGTGGCTACGAAAAGGTTGTCATCCTTGACGCAGGAGACATGATTGAGTCTGTGTCTAACTCAGCTCAGTTCGCTCAGCTTGAGTCAAACGACCTGTCACCGATGCAACAGGTAGACATGGCTGCTGCTTTGCTGTGGGACCTAATCAAGCTCGCACACAAGTACGCACCTGTCACCTATGCTTCGGTTGCTTCCAATCATTGTCAGTGGCGCTTCAACAATCAGACAGTTGGTAAGCCTGGACAGGATGACTGGGGCATCGTGATTCTGCAACAGCTACGCAGACTCAGCACCGAGCTTGGCATGGATGTCACTTACCTGATTCCTGACCCGTTTGACGAGTCTCTGGCGTTTGATGTCTTTGATGACGGTTTCCACATTGTTGCCTTGGCTCACGGACATCAGGCAAAGCGACCTAACGGCATGGAAGGCTGGCTACAGAAGCAAACATTCGGTCAGGGACCAACTGCTGCTTTCACCCTGTTTGTAAGCGGACACTTTCACCACCTACGGGTTGAAGAACTTGGTCAGTCACACAACGGCGGATCACGCTACTGGGTGCAGGCAAGCACTATGGACAACGGCTCTGACTGGTTCAGGCTTCAGTCTGGTACTGACAGCGTGACAGGAATCGTTTGCTTTGAGCTAGAGCGACAGGTTCACTTCCAAGGCACGGTCTGGAAGCTTTAGGCGATGCTGAGAGAGGAGACCCGAAATCGCAAGAACTACTGCTGGAACGAACCAGACGCAGAAAAGACTTTGGGAGCAAGGACTTGCAGTAATCCCTCTTGCGTTAGGCCTGGTCATGTCATTCCTGCTATTGAGATGGAGTGGTGGGACATCAGCTACCGAACAGGTCAAAAGCTTAGTTATCAAGAAACCTACAAAAAGATAGTGAGTGAAGGATGGTAGAAATGCTAATGATTTGTCCTAATGGACATGAGTTAAGAATCATCATTGGACCTAAAAGCGCTTTGCCCCCTGTATGCCTTAGCTGCAACACATCGTTTGGTAAGTAATGCCGAATCTGGGAAATGAAACAACGGTCTCAGCTACCGATGTATGGCTAACTCCGCCGCACATCCTTGAAGCACTTGGCCCGTTTGACTTAGATCCATGCTCATCTGAAGACAGACCATGGGATACAGCCAAAAGTCATTACACGATAAAAGACGATGGCCTAACCCAGCCGTGGTCTGGTCGAGTCTGGTGCAACCCACCTTACGGACCCAAGATGGCCCCGTTTCTTGAAAAACTTGCCACCCACCCAGGGGGGGGGTGGCTCTAGTGTTCGCTAGAACAGAGACGCGAGCTTTCTTCGATCATGTGTGGGATAAAGCTACTGGAATTTTGTTTCTAAAAGGCAGACTGAAGTTTCACAAGCCTGATGGAGAATTGGGCGGCACAGCAGGAAGTCCGTCAGTTTTGATTGCTTACGGAGAAGCAGAAGCAGAAGTGTTGAAAAACTGCAAGCTAAATGGAAAGTACATAAGAATAAACTAATGCCAACCTACGAATACCAATGCCAGTGTGGTGACACAACCACAATCGTTCGGTCAATTACAGCCGAGGAAAACAAGCCCATCTGCGCTAAATGCGCTGTAGAGATGACAAGAGTGTTTGACAAGCCTGCCGTCACCTTCAAGGGGGGCGGTTGGGCTGGGAAAGAGTCCTAGAAAAACAAGGGGGGCCTTTTCTGCGGGGGAAGTTTCCAGAAAAAACAAAAAAAGAGGGGGGCCGTCATGTATGCAAAACCTTGCCTAGATTGTGGAAGGCTGACCAAAGGCGCATCCCGCTGCGAGACTCACCAGACAATGATTGAGCAAAGGCTAGAAGCCAAGCGTGCCGAAAGAAAAAGAGAAACTGGTCAATACGCAGGAGACTATAGAAAGCGTGCCAAGCAAGTCCGAGACTCAGCCCTTTACTGCCACCTATGCAACGAGGGCATGAGAATAGATGACCCATTCCAGGCTGATCACTTGATACCAGGAGACCCCAACAGTCCACTAGCCCCAGCTCACAGATCCTGCAACGCACGCCGAGGGAACAAGCCGCTAACAAAATAAAATCCTGACTGACTCGAACATTCGGTTCGGATTCGGTTAGACACTCAGCGACAGAGATTCCGAGATTCGGTCAAGATTCGGTTGAGATTCGGTTCGAGACTCGGTCAATATTCGGTCAGGATTCGGTTGGAAATTCTGCCAGAAAAGGCCCAAAAAAGTGGCGGTTTTTACTTTCGAACATTTGTTCGAAACACTTGTTCTAATGGGCTTATCGAACGCTTGTTCGAAGGGTTTGCCAGGATCAAGGGCTTAGCTGCCACACCTAAACACCCCGAAGGCCGCCCTAACCCCGCCCCCCGAAGATTGGGCGGCACTATTACTAACGGCGGTTAAATAAGGGGTTAGAGCTTTTATAGAGATCTTCACGCGCCGAAGCCCTAGGCCGTGAACCAGTACAGCGGTTGGACCAGTAGCAAACACCTAACGCCGCCGCACTGGCCCCGAAGCCCTGCCAGGATCACCCCCGCCGCACTGGCCCCCGACACCGCGACACGCCGAAAACAAAAAACAATAAAAATTTGACAAAAAACCTAAAAAAGTGCGAAAATCTACTTATGGCCGCAAGGCCCTTATCGAAGGGAAAAAGATATGAACAAGCTACAAGCCCCGAAGGGCTACGAACTACAAACAAGCCGTGATTATTACGATCACTACATTAGCCGCGGGGATGATGGAATTATCGGCGGGGTACTTGATCAAAACAAGTGGCTTATTGTCGATTACTTTAGCAACGGTGAGATTAGAGAATTTAGCGCAACAAGTTTGGCCGAAGCCGTCAAGCAGATAGAGCTGTACGAAAAAACCAAAAACACCGGAGAATTCTAAATATGTATAACTTTTTACTAGCTAGTGCCGCGGGTTTGTTTGGCGGCTATTGGATCACCGATCAAGGCCTAGGGCTATTTGGGCCGCTGTTTAGTCTGGTAATACTGCTAAGCGCTTTTATTACGCTTACAAAAACAAAATAAAAAAACACGAAGGGAAAAAAGAACATGAACCAGAATAAAAAAGCAATACCAGAACTACGAAGCTTGTTTATTAGCGGGCGCTTATGGTTCGACAAGTCTGGCGGCAATACTTATCACGCGGTTAGCATTAGCGCTAATGGTAAGTGGCTTATCGATATTGGTATGACTTACGGCTACGGCGATCAATACCTACAAACCGCGCTTGATTGGCTAAAAAAGTTTGGAATCGTTAGCCAGGATGTTAGAAACCTATTTGAACTTAGGGAAACCTTGGATCTGTATACAAGCTACAAGGACACCCTAAAAAAGAATCTTTATCAAGATTCTGTAAAGGGCAAAAAAGTAGAAGAATACGCCGATATCTTGATCAAGATCGAAGCCCTAAAAGCGGGTGAATTCTAATGATGAAAACTTATGATTGGGAATTGTCTAATTCTTGGGAGTGCTATACCCCCGATATGACTTTTTTGAATTGTGAAACTTGTGCCGAAGAATTCGCTAAGGATCAAGGCCTAGAGATAACTAACGGCGCTCACCGCTTTAGCGATGACCGCGATGGTGTTGGGGTTAGCGAGTGCTACGCTTGCGGCCACGAATTTGACACCCCGCCAAGTTGCGATGGTTGCGGTACTTATCTAAGGGGCAACCTAACCAGTGAAGGCCGCTTGTATCTTTTAGAAGATCTCACAAGCTGGCCGCTATGGCTAGTTGATTATCACTTGGGTACTGAAGGGGTAGAGCTGTATAACCGCACAAGCGAAGCCGAAGCCGCAGAATCTAAGGTGATCATTGACGGCGAATTAGTTGGGTATCACACACACCTAGGCGGCTTGTTTGTTTGTATCAAGTGCGGCCACTTATGCGAGTGCGCCGAAGATCAAGAACAAGAATAAAAAAACACGAAGGGAAAAAAGAACATGAATAACCAGGACACTCACGAACTACTAGAGATACAAGAACAGCTGGCCGATTTTATTGCCAGAAGGGGCCATGATGAAACCCCGCCAGAAGATCACGCAAGGGCCAGACACGGCGGCAATATGTACAGCACCCGAAAACTAGCCGATTTATTTTTAGAGCTAGATAGGGAAGGGTACAGCGCCCTAGGTTTTAGCCTTGTTGTTGATCTAATAAACCGCGACGCAATCGAAGGGATGAACTAATGAGTACCGTTAGACAACTAAAAGAATCGCTAAAAGAATATAGGGATGACACGCCGCTATTGTGGCAATTCTACGCTAGTGATCACGCCGCAATACCCGAAGAAGATTTTGTGGCGGTGTCTAATTCACTGATGAATAATCAAGTGTTTTTGGAAGATCTCCACGAATTCTTAAGCGAGTGGATGGATACAGCGCACACACAACTAAAAGAACAAGGGGTGAACTAATGAAGCGGGAATTTTCTAAGCGCCTTGTCCCTGGTATCTATTACGGCCACAACAAGGGCGGTTGGCTAGTGCTTATTAGATTAGGCGGCCACGGCTTGAACCTAGGCAGTGGCTTTACTGGGTACTTATCGCTAAGGCCTTGGGCTTGGGCTAAGTACGATTACGCCGATCACTTTAGTTTCAAAACTTTTTGGCGCTGGCTAAAGTACCCCGAAGGCGGCAACTAGTGGGGGCCATGAAGCGCGAATTAGAGCGCATGGCAGAAACCGTACTTTTTAGCAGCTACGAAGCTATTAGGGAAGAATTTAACAAGGCCGAACAACTAGGCGCAACCGCCGAAACTTTTGCCTTGATCGTAGATATGGCGCGCTTGTTCGCGCCTAATTGTAAGTGTGGCGAAAACTATTTTGAAGGGATAGAAAACTAATGAGAGATTACAGCGTTAACACCGTCATTGACGGCTATGGCAACCATATCGCACAAGTTAGCTTTAGCACCCCGATAGGCAACACTTACGCGGGTGATGTTATCTTGTGGCGCGCTATGGCAACAGCTAAGCGCAAACTAAAGGCCGAAGCCGTAGCTAATGGCGAACTAGGAAAACAAAAGTATTTTGTAAGCCGTAGCTATGAACTAGGTACAGGACAATTAGCTTGGTTCTGGATCACCAGGGGCGCGCCCCTATGGAGTCCCGCACAAATACAAGTAGCAATAGCAAACTTGAAGGGCGGCGCTAATGCCTAACGCAAACAGAACCCGCGCTTTACTAGCCGCGCAAAAAGTACGGTTAGTAAGTGATCCTAAGCCCACACCCGAAGAACCAGAACTAACGGCCGAACAGCGTAAAGCAATGTATGCGCCCAAGTCTGCTGTTGCTATGGTTCCCTATCGCCCCGCTATGCCCGTAAGAGTGGCTAAAAGCAGCTTGAAGGCTACGGGGTGGGGCCTTGGTATCTTCACCGCGATACTAGGCGGCATCCTGGTAGGTGAATCTAAGCAAGGGTTCCGAAGCTAACAAGCAAATACCGCAACACCCTAAAGCCCTAGGCCTAACCGCTTAGGGCTTTAGCTTTACCCCTAGGCCCCCGCCCTAGGCCACACCCGAACAAACAAACTAAAGCAAACAAACAACTAACTAAGGGCCATAGCCGCCCCCGCTACGCCGTAGCCCTAACGCTAAAGATCAAGCAAACAAGCAGAACCAGAACCAAAACTAAATAACCCCTAGGGGCGGTAAGCCCTAGCCCCTACACACACCTAGGCAACTAATAGGCAGATCCGTAGCCACACCGTTAGGCCCCTAAAGCAATGCGAGCGCAACAGCTAAAGGATCAAACACGCCTAACGAATAGGCCCCAAGGCAGCGCAACACCTAAAGCGCTGTAAGCCTTGTACAAGCCACAATAAAACAAACAAGCAAAACACAATAAGCTCTAAAATTACGCCCTTCTATGGCCCCCCTAACCCTGCTAACGGCTACGCTACGCCCTTACCCCCTAGGTACAGTGCGGGAGTGGGGCAAATTCTGACAGACTCCGACCAGCCGACACCCCGCCCCGCCACTTGCGTACTTTTTCTAGGTTCAGAGTTTTTCTGGGATAGGCTAGAGACCAAGAAACACAAGGGAGAAAACCTACGATGCCCAACCCAGCTAAGCCACTTGAGCAGAAACGCCTGCTCGGAAACCCAGGACACCAGACTTTGCCCAAGGAAGGCGAGCTTGCTGCCATCCCGCCAGCCAAGCGCCAACCCGTAAGACCACTCGGTCTGCACGGCGGTCAGCTCTGGGATGATGTCTTCAAGTACGGTGTGCCTTGGATTGGTGCAGTAGATGTTCACTTGCTTCAGATGACCTGCGAGCAACTAGATCGCCGTGACACTATTGAGAGCCGATTAGCCGAAGAATACGACTGGCACTTGCTAAAGCAGCTAAATGACATAGAAGCGCTAATTGCTGGCAACTTAGGTAAACTCGGTTTCTCACCCGAAGCCCGTACCAGACTCGGTTTGGCAGAAGTCAAGCGAGAAAGCAAGCTAGAAGAACTATTTGCTAGAAGGGCAAAGCGTGAGCTTGAGAAGGGGCCTAAATGAGCTACGCAAGAATGGGTGGCGATTCAGGTGTTTATGTGTTTGAAACTACTGGTGGTTTGAAATGTTGCTACTGCTCTTTGTTTCTTGACTCACAGCTTTTTGATACAGCTCGTGAGATGCTCAGACATCTTGACGAACACAGGCTTCATGGGGACTTAGTTCCTGATTACACATACAGAGAAATAAAAGAAGACAACCCTGACCTAGACAAAAAGATTGAAAATGACTAAAAGCTGGCCCCCTGCTTGGCTGACCCCTGTTGCCGAGGAGTTCATTCGGTCAGGCGAGGGCGAAGATGTTATTGACTTCGCTGAGGCATTTGGCATTATTACCAAAGACTCAATCGCTGGTAAGGCAGGTACGCCTATGGACCTACGCGACTGGCAGGCTGAACTACTCCGTCACTTGTTCGCCCACGATGACAAAGGCTTGAAGAACAGAGTCAGTCTTGTAGGGATGCCAAGAAAGAACGGCAAGTCGAGCCTCATGTCGGTTGTCGCTGCCTACGGTCTTGTTGGTTCTGGCATCCGAGGCGCTGAGGTCTACTCTTGTGCTGCTGACAAGGATCAGGCTCGGTTGGTGTTTGCCGATACCAAGAAGCTGATTGAGGCGAGCGAGCTGTCGGAGATGTGCAAGCTCTACCGAGATGCCATAGAAGTTCCAGAGACAGGTTCGGTTTACCGCGTGCTGTCAGCCGAGGCTTACTCAAAAGAGGGTCTTAGTCCAACAATGGTCATCTTCGATGAGCTGCATGCACAGCCCAATAGAGAGCTGTTCGATGTTATGGCTCTTGCTCAGGGTGCGCGAGGAAACCTAGCAACCCTTATTGCAATCACAACTGCTGGTGTGAAGTCAGACAGCTCAGGCCAAGACTCAATCGCCTACTCTCTCTACCAGTACGGGCAAAAGGTTGCAAGGGGCGAAGTAGATGACCCGACCTTCTTTATGGCTTGGTGGGAAGCTCCGCAAGAGTACGACCACACTGATCCGATGACTTGGCGCTTGGCTAACCCTGGCTTTGATGACATTTGTGCGGAAAGCGACTTTCAGTCAGCCGTGCTTAGGACACCTGAGTCAGAGTTCAGGCGTAAGCGAATAAATAACTGGGTTTCCAGCAAGGATGCTTGGTTGCCTGCTGGGTCATGGGATCAGTTGGCTGTTCCTAGCGATTACACCGAGGATGACGAGTTCATCATTGGCTTTGACGGTTCTTGGTCCAATGACTCCACTGCTGTCATCGGGGTTCGGTTGCCAAGGCACGAAGACGATAAGCCACATCTGTTTATGATTCAGACTTGGGAGAAGCAACCCGAAGATGACGCAAGCTGGCGAGTGCCTACCCTAGAAGTTGAGGATGTCATCATTCAGTTCTGTACCAAGTACAGGAATGTCCGAGAGGTAGTCTTTGACCCGCCACGCTGGACTAAGACAATGGTGATGCTTGAGGAGATGGGCTTTCCAGTTGTAGGCTTCCCTACTTTCTCGGCTGCCCGTATTGTTCCAGCCTGTCAAATCTTTTATGACGCTGTGACAGAGCAAACCATCACGCATGACGGCAATCCTGTCCTTACAAGGCATTTGGACAACGCTGTAGTGAAATCTGACAGATTCGGTAGAAGAATTACAAAAGAATCAGCAGGAAGCCCAAGAAAGATTGACGCGGCGATTGCTGCCGTCATTGCCCTAGACAGGTGCATAAACAGCACTAAACTAGAAGATGAACTATCTCCGCAATTCTTCATTTAGGTTGGTAATGACAGCGACAATTCTCCAAGCACTAGGGATCTTGACGATTGCCGCAGGTGCGGGTTTACTCTTTCCACCAGCAGGTGTGATTCTTTTAGGTATCGGCTTACTTGCTTTTGGCATAGCCGTTGAGCGAGGTAAGTAATGCTAGGCAATTTCTTTGAGAGCCGAAATGTAAGCTTTCAGTCAATCTGGGGTTCAGGTGAAGTCTGGCAGCTAGACACATCTGCTGGTCAGATGATGAACACCCAGAAGTCGCTAGAAATCTCAGCTTTCTTCTCAGCAGTCAGCCTTATCTCTGACACCATCTCAACTTTGCCGATTGAGGCGCATGTCCACTCAGGACTGAACCGAATCCCGCTTGACCCAACTCCAGCTTGGGTATCACAGCCAGATGTAGACATGACTCGTCAGGGACACTACCAGCAGGTCCTAATCTCTCTCTTGATGCACGGCAACTCTTACACACGCATCTTCCGTGACCGTTCAGGTGAAGTTGTAAACCTTATGGCGCTCGACCCTGAGAAGATGAAGGTCACTCGGTCAGCAGTTGGTCGCAAGCTTTACGAATACGCAGATGAGAAGAAAGTTCTTACTGCGAACGAGGTCATTCACATCACAGACCTAGTTCTTCCAGGTAAGCTCATTGGAACTAGCCGAGTAGAGAAGCTTCGTGAGGCACTCGGACTAAACCTTGCCTTACAGCAGTACGCTGCAAGATTCTTCGGTGCTGGCGCATCAGCTCAGGGCGTTATTGAGTTCCCTGGCAACCTGACTCCAGAGCAAGCAAAGAACTTGGCTGATGGCTTTGACTCACGCCACAAGAACAACTCACGCAGAGCGCACCGCACTGGTGTTCTTTCAGGTGGAGCTAAGTTTGTCTCAACTCAGGTAGATCCAGAGAAGTCGCAGGCACTTGACTCACGCAAGTTCGGTGTAGAGGAAATCGCTCGTATCTTCAACATCCCGCTACACATGCTCGGTGTTCCTGACACAGCAAGCTACGCTTCGGTTGAGCAGAACGCAATTCAGTTCGTGACTCACACACTTCGCCCATACGCAGAAAAGATTGAGTGGGCTTATTCACGCCTGCTTCCACCAAACGCCTACATCAAGTTCAACTTCGGTGCTTTGCTTCGTGGAGACCTAGAGTCACGCTTCAACGCTTACTCGATTGCATCTCAGGCTGGCTTCCTGTCTATAAATGACATTCACGCCCTAGAAGACATGCAGCCTGTTGAGAACGGTGAAATCTACCGTGTACCACTAGCGAACATAAACCTACCTGACGCAAAGCTTGTTGGCGAGCAGATGATGTACGACATCGTTTCTAAGCTTGTACAAGCTGGATACCAGCCAGATGACATCTTGTCTACATTCGGTTTGCCAGCTATTCCTCACTCTGGAGTACCTAGCGTTCAGTTGCAGCCTGTTGCTCAGATTGACCCTAACGCTCCAACTACTGTTTACGAGGAGTAGTCGTGGCGATTTCAACCAACCGACTTACAGTTGGAACTGTTGCCACAATCGTAGATGGCACTTATAACTCTAACTTTCGTCTAGTGATCCACAATAACGACAACACCGATGCTGTTTACATCGGTGGTCCAGATGTGACTATAACCAATGGTTTAGTTTTGCAAAAAGAAGAAACAATCCAGTTGCAGATGAACCCGCTTGAAAGCATCTATGCGGTTTCGGGAAAAGCTGGTCACACTATTAGCTATCTGAAGCAGGTCCAATGATAAATCCAGCAACATACAACATAACCTCTTACCAGGGTGCGACTTACAGCCTAAACATGACTTGGGCCATCGGCGGTACAGCCGTGAACCTAACTGGCTACACCGCTGCCATGCAGGTAAAAGAAAACGCAAGCTCTACTGCTTCGGTTCTTAGCCTTACCAACGGAAGCGGAATTACACTAGGCGGAACGGCAGGCACTATTGCTATCTCGGTTTCTGCAAGCACAATGGGATCCGCAACACCTGGCAACTATGTCTACGACCTAGAACTAAACTCTGGCGGTCAGGTGACTCGTCTGATTCAGGGTGGCTTCGCTATCCAAGCTGAGGTCACTAAGTAATGTCTCAAGTCACCCTAGAGATTACCGAAAGCAGCACTACACTTTCGGTCAATGAAACTAACGCGGCTGTCAATGTCACTGAGACATTCACAACGCTATCTCTAGGCAACGCTGGCCCACAGGGTATTCAAGGAGTTGTTGGTCCAGCTAACATTCTTTCGGTTGGAACTGTAACTAAGTCGAGCGATGACACTGCTGTTGTCACAATTACTGGGACTTCACCAGCTCAAACCGTGAACTTTACTTTGCCAAGAGGCTTACAGGGTATCCAAGGTATTCAGGGCGCAACTGGTGCTACTGGTGCAAAGGGAGATACAGGAAACACAGGACCTCAAGGGCCACAGGGTGATACTGGGCCACAAGGAACTACTGGAGCCACAGGTGCTACTGGAGCAACTGGACCTACTGGACCCCAAGGCGAAAAGGGTGACAAAGGTGACAAGGGTGACACGGGTTCAACAGGAG